TTATTCTCCTTTTCGTTCTGTTTTTCCGCTATATAAAGCCTCTGAAGTAGGAGGCGACTATTCGCAACGTACTTCATCTGATAGTACCTTCCGTGGTTGAACGCCATCTTGCATCCATAGTCGTTCGTGTCGAGCAACTCCTCCGCCGGAAGTTTAAACGCCTCTCCCATTCGCTCGCCAATAAGCTGTGACTCAAGCTCCATGAACTTCTTGAAGTCCGGGTTCTCTCGCAGGTCAATCATCGCCTGTGCATACCCGCGCTCCGTATCGCTCATCTTGAATTTCACAGCGGTCTTCTTTTTCTTGAACGCGCTCTTCTGTTCTTCATCTACAATTTCCTTCATCCTATCCGCATAGGTACTACTCACTGTCACCTCCCTGTGGTGGGTTGATTACCGTTTGATCAGGCGAGCGCGGAACCTGCGCATCTTGCTGCGGAGGCGTCTGTCCGCCCTGCAACCCCATCGTTGGAGACTGCTGACTCCCTGTCGGGTTCTCCAAGTTGGACGGCTGCTGCTCGACCTCGAAGTATTTCTTGTGCTGCTTTAAAACGTTCTTCAAAACAGACATCGCGTTCGGAGACACAATGCCGTGCTGAGCCTCAAGCTCCGCCGCCGGGGAATCCAATATCTGCGAATACATCTCTATCTTCCCCTCGCGCTCTGGATCGTTCAACCCAACCGGAGGAGGAATGCCCTGCATGATCATGCGAAGCTCGTGCTCCATCGGAACCGAACCGTACCCGTCAGGCTTGGAAACAAATCGCTCCGCGCGCGCAGTGCCAAGCGTGCGGTGAACCTCCATCATAATCTCGTACACGTTCTGAGGTTTGATAACTCCCGTCTGAATCGGTAACGGCTGGAATGAAAACTGCGCCATCTCCATCGCGTTCTGCTTCTCGATATCCTTGTTCAAGTTGCTGCCGTTCGCGTAAATACCGAAGTGAACCCTTCGGGCCAACTCGTCGCGCGAAATATCCATCTTGATCGGCTTCCCGTCTTCGTCGATCATCGGAACGCCATACGCGCCAGTCACGCTGATCTTCAACTTCGGCGGCATCATCACCGTGCAATCGCTGTATAACCCTTCAAACAATTCCGACATGCAACTCTTCACGCGCTGAAACCAAACGTCGTGCAACATATTAGCATTCTGACCAAGTGCTTGCACGCCACTCGTTGAACGCAGCGGTCCCACGTTCTGTCCAACTTGTCCAACCGTTGTCGGCCCAATCGCGGTCATGCGCTCGGCCATCGATATAATGCCACCCTGGATCGCCTGCGACCACGACGGGTTCACGTTCCAACTGAAGAAGTTGATGTCCGCTTTCGGATCCTCCATCTTGATGCCCAGCCCCGGTTCCACTCTCACCTCTTGTGGGTCCCATGTGGAGTCTCCTTTAAAACCAAACATCGGGTTGTTCGCCAACGTGCCGGCATCAATCGACTGGTTCACCAACACGTCCAACGAATCGTTCAAGTTGAACATCGTCTGCACCATGCCTCGCCCAATAGACCGTCTCGGCCTGCGGAACAGATGACACATATGCAACGGGATCTTTCCGTTGGATGAAATCCTATCCAGGTACGTCCAACGCATGAGCGTATTTGTATTCGGATTGATGATGTATTGAAGTCTGTCAGGTACTGAGAAGTTGTCTTCACCGTTCAATGAACAACTGTCGTACACCACGAGACACTCGTACGTGTCGCCGCCAGACGTAGACGTCGTGTTGATACCAGTCTGGAAATCTTCAGCAGCACGTCGCGTGTTGAGATAAGCCTGCGCACTAGACGTCGCCTTGTTCACACCGCCACTCTCAAGCACCACGTTCACAGCGTCTGAATCCATATACTCGCTGTCGCGAAAACGGATCAACTGCTCTTTCGAAAAATAACAAACCTTGATAACGGTTTCATGCTCGTTCAGATCCGTGCAGTCTACTACGTCTCCCTTGAATAAAACGAACGCAGGATCTTCAGCAACAACCGTCGGTCCATTAAACACAGTGCGAATAATGCTCTGTTCACGATAAGGCTCCTTGATAAACTCACGCGCCATCTTGTCGAACTCTTCCTCCGGCGTGTCTTCAAACATTTTCTGAAAGTCGAAGTTCTGATTGTCAAACTTCTCGTTTCGCACGATGTCGCGAAACCTATGCTGAACCACTTCCCAACCGCGACTGAAAATTGCAACGCCGTCGCGCGTGAGATCCGTAGCCCAATCGTCAACCGCTAAATAAATACCCTTGTGATAATTCGCGTACCGCTCGAGCACGTACTTCATAAACCGCTCGATCTTTTCCACCCTCTCGACATCGATGTCCTCCTCTTGAGGATCAATGTAAAACCATGGATGACGAAAGAAAACAGCCTGCATGATTAAAGCGTGCAGGGCGTTACACTGAATCTCTGTAAGTGGAAAATGCAAATTGGACTGCCCAATAAACAAAGGCTTGCCGTTCTGTCTGGCATAAACGACTCCCCATTCATTTGTTACGCAAAAGTTTTTGCCAGTGTAACCCGTTCGCTCAATCTTCGTTGTCGTTAGATCCGTTACTTTTGCGTGCCGCTCCGAAACAATATAAAATGGCTTCCCTTGCTGCGTTTCCGTTTCATATGCAATTCCCCAAACGCCAACTTTTGCCATAACCTCTTGTACGTCGCTCGCTAATCGCTTTGATGAAGTGGCATAACTCCTATGCTTTGACTTTCTACACTTCGTTCCGTCGCCAAGCATCATCGCTTCGTACATGACTTTCAAATACGCAGACGGAGCGTTCAATAATGGTCTAGGGATAACTCGCTCTGGTTGTAGCCCACAAGAAGCAAATGCCGTCCTCCACCTCGTATCGATGCTTATTCTGAAATAGTTACCGCTTCGCCCCTTGCTATATTTAAATGGAAGTCTCTTTAATAACTCTTCAATTTTCTTGTAGTTTTCTGGTTTTGCGGACTTCGATTGAGAAATTTCGATCTGTGAATGACAACACTTGCACGCGCATCCCTCAGATAAATACCAGCCCCACAACTCAAACCAATCAAACGGGTCAACATTCTCAGGCATCAATGGGAGAGTACCTTCACTGTAAATACCGTTCCTCGGTATACCCCAATGCCTAACCTTCTTTCCAACCATATCCTTAGCTTCAACAAACTTATGTCTGTTCTTATATGCGCCACCACGCTCATCGACTAAGTACATCCTGTGGATATCGGTCACTGTTATGTCTAAACCACAACGCTTGTTGTGAAAATGGACAGCGTTATTACAATGTCCGAAACCCATTACAGCTTTAACCGGAATAAAGCCAAGCTCTCCAGTCTTGGGATTCCTGGAAAACGTATGGTCTTTCAACGTCATCGCCTCAACCGGAACCCATCCACGCTTTGTAAGCAAATCAGTCCCTGGAAGGAAACAACTTCCGTCCCATAACCCCTTGCGCGTGCTCGTTTCGAAATCCTCTACCGCTAAATAATACTTCTCCCTGCGTCTCAACCACAACGATCGGTCCCGCTCGAACGAACCAAACTTGTCAAGACCTCGTTGGACCAAATACTTATCGTCAATAACCTCGTCCGGTATTCTCATCACTGGGTCTACCGGAGCGTGAATAATCCGTCCCATTAGTTGCCTCCAATAAAATTTTCTATTTTTCTTATTATTTCATGTTCAATTTCTGCTATGTAATTAGGTGCATAAAAAACCTTCATTTCATAATTGAATCTTGCCAAGACAAGATGAAGTATCTCATGCAACGCACTTCTCTTAATGTCCTTACAACTTGAATATTCGTCGTCCCTATCTCTGGATAAACCAAGAGTGGCGCAGCCACCAGACTTACTATATTCCGCATTAGCAAGGACAGTCCTGTCACCATCGTCTATCCACTTAAATTTCAAAGAAAATCCTGGGCATAGAATCTTTCCAAGTTTCAACGCCTCTTGTTTGTAAATCTTAAAATGCTTTGCTGTTAATCTGATAGCTACCTCCTCATGTATGCGCCATTGTACGTCCTCAAAAACCTACTCTGTCCTGGTGTTGAAAATTCGGGGGCCAATCTCTCTATGTATCTCGATGGATCGATGAAATCGTCGTTCGCCTTTTTAGGCTTTTCATTGCCGCCAGTTATATCATTCGGCCATTGGTAATGCAATAGGCCATATCTATAGTTGGGTACGCGCCCCTTGAACAGGAACTCAGTAGGACTTTCGAACGATCCGTAATTCAAAACGCGAAACAAATCCTTCAATTTCTCAATTCCAGGGAGTAGCCAGTCCTTCTTGTGGGCCAACATCGGTAACACCGTCTCCCCAGAATCAATGATAGCCTGCTTCAATGTCTGATACTGGTTCACCTTGTTCATGTCCTCCGTGTTGATGCTCGTGTCCGTAACCGATCTTACGATCTTCGCGCCGTGCGAGGTCAACTCCCGGCGCCGCTGCGCAATCGCTACCCCTAAATCATACACGCCCTTCTCAAACTTGAGTTCCGAACAGGCATACCGATACCCGTTCTTGTCTATCGCCTTCCATAACACACAATGCGGCTTGCTCGTGTGCGGATCAATCCCCTCGTAAATAACGAAATCCTCGTTCAAATCAAACGGCTCTATATCGCTCGCCTCCGGCCTGTAAGTGTCGATCACAAGCCCGAGCAAACGTGCAAACTTTCCAAGAAACCGCGTCTCACGCTCCCCTTTCGTCAATTCCGACAGGAAAAGGTTCAATGCGTCCTTGTTTATGTGCGGATTCTGGTCAGAACTGCCCCCAAAACACTCAATGTAGTCCTTCTCCCCCAACATCCCAGGCTGCCATAACTCGTCGTAGATCCAAGCCTCCTTCAATGGCGTCATGCTGAACCACATATACCCACCAAAATCCACCAAGCCGCGCATATTGGCAACGTACAACTCGCGGGAGGGCGGTTCATCAAAAGCACAGTTATGGACTTTAAAACCTTCGCATATGAAATTATGGTATTTTTCAACTTCAATGTCATAAACCCTTTTAACACCAACATTCTCTATTTTTTTAATCTTAAAATTTTGTTTTTTATTTAGGCTATTAGTAACCCGTTGTTTAGTAGAATGCCCAGCTCCGCCAATACCAGTTCTTTCTTTCCAACGCGCCATTTGTTTTTTAAGAATTAATTCGCAATGATAAGCAACTTTATTAACGGCAGTTTCCTTCGATGGTATCCCGACAACCTTACAAAATTCCAGTTTCTCGGTTGAAGTTGTTATCAACACAAACCATTGGTCACGCCAATTATCATCCTGTTTTTTCTTGAAATATATTCCACATTTTATCCCAAATGATTCGAGCAGGCGCTTTACACCCAATGATAACTCCTCAGATGTCGAGCCATACCCTATGCACGACCACGATGCCCATCCATCAGTCGCGTATAAACCTCTAAGAAACTCCAATCTCCGCTCACCGTCTTGCTTGAAAATTTCATCAGGAACAAACTTATTGAAGGCCTTCCTTCCATAGAGCCCATGTCTTTTTATTAATTCCATCAAATGGTTTCTGGTTATAGTATTGCGGCGCTTTAAGCTGTTACAAACAACGTAGTCATAGCGTTTTCTATGCTTTAAATGATATCCGTCTGGAAGCTTGGAATTAAAAATATCTATAAATTCATCCGAAGCAGATGACATGAAAGCCCTACTTTTATCACACCAGCCATCACCAATCCATGAACCAAGCAAAAAGCAATCATCCTTATCTACGGATTTACTCTGGCCTAAGTTCATAAAAACAGGACGATTTATCTTATCACCCACTCTTAGTTTGCCAGCTTCAACGCATTTTCTGTAATTTATATAAATTTTATGGTCAGGGGTACACTCAATTGAATGGCCTCCATTTGTTGTTATTTTAATAACCTCACGCATCCCGTTGCATTTCGTATTCAAAACCCTAGAAAATTTCCGTTGCGATTTTCCATCTGTCACAGCTACAACGTCACCTTCCGAAATTTGTGCGATTGGTTTATGAGAACCATCTTCCATTAAAACCTTCTGCCCACCCTCTATGCAATAATGCCAGTTAGAACCCTCCGCCTTGCCAACCTCCTGATCATATGACCCAATCTTGATCTGACTGCCGTTCTTAAAGTTAACCCCAGTCAAATACCCCATCTGGTTCGTCGTGTAAGGTCGCTTGTCAGCCAACGCCGTCTTCGGTATCCATTCATCAAATTTAGGCTTGAAAGTCTCCATAACCACCGGGAATGACTCGCCGTACATCTTTCCACGATTAGGAATCGGTAGCTTCTTGTAAGGATGAGTGCCAGTCGCTAACTGAACCGCCTCGAGGACCGAGCAAGTCGTTTTTCCATAGCGATTTCCGGTGCATAGGAGCCTTATCTTCTTGTCGCTCCGGTGAAACGCGTCCTGCCCAGGATGTGGGTCGTACCTCTGCAACTTCCGATCGTCATACGCCTCCACCTGCCGATCCGTGAAGTCCAAAAGCCGCAATAACTCGCGCTTGGATAATCCGCCCAACTCGCCCAATTCATTCGCCATCAGTCGCCTCAGTGGTTATAGAAATGACCTCCGCCTCAACCGCCTCCGGTGCCTTAATCCCCTCCAATAACCCGTCAAGTGAAAAACCAGGCACCAACTCCTGCAACTTCCCCAACTTCGATCGCAACATCGCCACCAACTGATCCGTCGGCAAACTGTCGTAACTCACCCGCTTGTCCACCTTGTTGATCACCCCGTGCCCAGCCTGTCCCAAGACGTACTGAATCGCCTGCAGACGGAGTTGCTCGCTCTCCCCCTCATGAGCCATCTTGATAAGCTCAAACTCGGCTGAAGGACTCGCAGCCTCCTTCATTCCCTCAACATCCCCCTCTGCCAACCTCTCCATGACGTCCGCACGCCACGGTACCTCCGACATCTCGTCGCCGCCAGATACGCTCTCTATGAAGTCACTCGCACGCTTCCAAGGATCTGCCATATGGTTGATATAATGACAAAATGTATCAAATTAAGCAAGGGGTAATGTCAGGAGAACCTATAGGGTTTTCTGACAATAATGCCTGCCAATTCCTTGGACACCATTATATCGTTGCAATCCAGCAATATGGTCTCCGTTTTAGGGGTACCAAAATGCGGGATCATCGTAGATATGAAGTGCCCTTTTAGGGTGGGTCATATCTACCATGGATACGTAGTTATTGCGTGGACATCGTGGCGTCGTTACTACCGTCGGATAACGGTGATAGGTGAAAACAGGGGGGAGGGTGGGCGGTGGGTGGGGTGATAGGGATTCTATACGGTGACCAACTCAAGGTCCGACCCCCATAGGCAATGTCAATAATCCTAACCATATCAGCCACTTACCAGGTTATCCACAGCCAACCATGCACACGGCGTATGCCTCACGCACCACGCTAACGCGCTGATATCACACACGATTTCACGATGCGGCGCTATCAACGGCGCACACGTCGTGGATATCGTGGGAACAGTAGGGAACGCCACCACTCCAGGATACAAACCGCGCTTTTAACAGCAGACGCAGCGCCCACGCGGTCTAGCGGGTCAAGTGTTCCAAGGTGTTCCAAGGTGTTCCAAACGCATGGAACGGCTAGGACTGTAATGATATCATGGGTTTCCAGAGTTGCTGATACTATTGCCGTTCCACCCCCTAATGGACCATTAAGAACAATAAAATCATAGGGTTACAGGTCCGCTGTCGCTGAATATCGATATATTGTTTGTTTTATATATAATAATATTAGTGCCTATACCCCCGGCCGTAACTTCGCGTGATATTGGAGTAAAGAGAATTTGGCAAATCATGGAACGGTTGGGTACAGTTGGGCGCAGACACCGCTATGTATGCATCCTAGCCGTTCCATCGCTATGGAACACCTTGGAACACCTTGGAACGGCAAACCCGCAACGTCTGCTATACCGCCATCTCCTGTCAATTTACCAAGTGGAACGGCAAAGGTATCAACATTGCCCATAACGCCCATTACAAGCAAACTTGCTAAATCACCTTTAAATTCGCGGCGTTGCACGGCTCTTGAACCGACAAAATCAAACCGCCCAAAAATCGACACTAAAATCACGAACAAATCCGCAAGGTTGCCAAAATACCGCTCGACGCTTGAAATTCGTTGTGCGATACGTTCCGCAACACAAACGAGAGCATTTCGGCTCTCAGCAACCGAAAGGGGTTCCCGATGAATAGTCTCAAACTAGAGGATTTCTGGATTGTTGTTAGCTTGGCTATCGGGGCGTATGCGATAGTATTTGGTTTTTTTGTTATTTAGGGGTCTGGACTCCCCGAAATAGGTTTGGGGTGTCCGCGAGTTTTGGAAGTCAACCGAAAGGGGCACAGCATGGAAAAGAGCGATAAGCAATTCGAGGCATTTATGGCGAAGGTTGACGGGTGTTTGGAGGCGATATGCGGTCTTAGCAACATGGACCTGCCCGACTACTGTTATCGGGACGCGTTTGAGGGCGACGAGAAGCCCTCATACGTCGCGATAGAGGTTTTGAAGTATAACGGGTTCCTCTCTTAATTTTCGGTTTCCTCCGCTATGGCGGGGGGTTCCGAAAGCCCTTGCATAAGCGAGGGTCAACCGAAAGGGGTACAGTATGAATGTGAACAAGCAAAATCTAGAGGTTGTTCGTGCAGCGAGCAAGGATAGCAGTCGGCTAGCGATTCAGGCTGTGAGGTTCGAGCAGGGAGGGACGGTTGCCACAAACGGCCACATGCTCGCAACGGTGACGTATCCCGAGCAACTCAAGGGCAGTGAATTGCCAAAGGGCCTACCGGAGGGCAACGCCGAGGACTTGACGCCCTTCAGTATACCAGCGGACTCTATCAAGGAACTTGCGCGTTCGATCCCAAAGAGGTCGTGCCTTCCCGCGCTAAGGAACGCCTTCTTGGACGTTGCGGGCACCAATAGCAACGGGAGTGCCAAGTTTTCGGCCACCGACCTTGAATTGACCACGCCCACAGAGGTCCGCAAGGTTGATATGAAT